TGTTCGCCACGCAGGGTAGCAGCACGGGTCCTAAGTGGCCGGGCTACACTCGGCAGGAGCAGCGATACTGGCTACCCATCAAGCGGTGGTCGCTAGGCGTCAAGACGATACAGCCAGGCGGCATCCTGCGTTGGAATGCTAAGCCGCAGAGCCAGACCAAGGGCAACAAGGAGCGGCTCTGGCCTAGCTTCTGCGTGGTCAACGACCCCAACTACGTCTACACTGTGACCGGCAACAAGGTGGAGATGGGCAGCAACGTGCCCTATGCCGAGAATCACGACAAGGGCGTTGGAGCGTACACGCGCCGCACCTCTCGCAAGAAGAGTGGCACTGTGACCATCCCTACCCCTAAGCGGCCTCTGGTGCGCTTTGGCGACCCGTTCATTGACGCGGTGCGGGATGCGATGAAGGACCTTGCGATGATGCAGGCGTCTGGCGCCAAGGTCGGTATCACGAGCAACGAGTTTGCAGTGCGTTACCTGATGAGCGTTGGAGGCAAGCCATGAGTGCCTCGCTCTTTTGGGGTCCACAGGTAGCGAGCAACACAGCGAAGGCGCTGGTGGTGGCTAACTGGCCGACGGTGTGCACCAACACCTTCTTGACTGGCATGGGCGTGCCGGGGCTGCCAGCGCCTGATGTCGACAACATCTACACGAGCCGTCGTGCTCAGTGGACGGCCGAGCAGCAGCCTGCCTTTGGCTTGACCGTGCTGCGCACCACGAGCGAGATTATCGACGCGCTCGGTGCGATGGACCAGGTGCACGAGATGGAGGTGTCGGTGAATGCCGACTGGGGCTACTACGACAACAACGGTGTAGCGCAGCCTCTGTCGACTACGGCGCCTTTCACGGAGGAGGTCTACGAGTCCTGCCTGCGTGCCTACATCGAGGGCATCCTCATCATCTTGACCTCGCCTGTGTATGGCCTAGTCAACTATGACGCCCGCAATCAGAACACACCTAACTTTGTGCAAACGGGCATCTTCAACTGCCTGCCCGGGTCAGGTGTGACACCGACTGACTTTGCCGTTGGCCTCGATGATACGGGGCAGACAGTGATACAGCAGACTGTTCGAGCAACAATACTCGTCCACCAACGACGGGGCATAGCGAGGTAGACCATGGCTCAAGTATTGAATGCGAGTAACACAAGCGGCGTATACATCAAGCTCGAGGCCACGCCGGGCACCTACGTTGCACCTGCTGGCACTGACTTCGTGCCGGTGGTTGGCACGCCTAAGTTCACGCCTCGTGGTCCTGGCATCATCCGTCGTGCTGATGTGATGACGCCCTACGGTGGTGAGCTCGCGGCCAAGACGGGCGGCATCGGTTGGGACATCAGCTTCACGACTGAGCTCTACTGGAACTTCTTGAGCGGAGCGCCTGGCGTGTTCACGGCCAACCCGACGAGTGCCAACTCGGTTCTCTACGCTCTGTTCCGGTCCTGCCCGTTCAAGATTGCGCCGGGCAGCCTCATTACAGACAATGACTTCAAGTTTGTTAGCCAGGCTATCTACGATGTTGCTGCCACTCGCACGAGTGCCAACAACCAGTGCTCAACCTTCTCGATTGTTTACGAGGAGATTGGTGCCAAGCGGTACGAGGCAAGCGGCTGCGTGTGCATTCCGAAGTTCTCGTTTGAGGCTGGCGGTAAGATTACGGTCGAGTGGAGCGTCAAGGGGCAGTGGCGGCCGGTCACAAGCAGCACGCCGTTGGTGCCCACCTACGCCTACCCTGCGCCGCTTATTGGCATCAACGCATCTCTGACGGCCACATTGCAGCTTGGCTCCTCTACCTCGGCTCTTGCCAAGGTGACCTACGACCCGGGCTTCGCGCTGTCGGATGTGCTTGATGCGCAGCAGACCTATGGCATGGGCATTGCCATGATTTCGCTGACCAGCTCGCCTTCGATTGAGGTTGAGGTTGCTGACCTCGCGGAGAGCACGCAGGCGGATTGGACTGAGGCAGAGGACAACACGATTGGCAGTTCGGCGTTTGAGGTTGCGCTCACCATTGGCGCAAACACCGAGGTTACCTTTACTCTCAACCAGCCGCAGCTGGTGCAGTGGCCGACGCCGGGCGAGAGCAACGGGTACCGCAACATCGGTCTCAAGTTCGCTGGCATCGTCAACGCCAGCAGCGTGGCTGACATTGGTTCGATTGGTTTCTACTCGCCGGAATAGTCGGCAACCTAGGGGGATGGGATGATTGAGTTCAACGAGAATCTGTGGATTGAGGTAGAGGTCAAGGGGCATAAGGGTCGGCTGTTGGTGCGTGAGCCTAACGCGCTCGAGGGTGCCCGGTACTACGGTGCGCTCGACAAGGTGAGAGGTCGGCTGCGTGCCGAGGATGCCGACGAGACTGCTCTCGAGGCTATGGTGCAGCTGCACCTGTCTCTGCTCACGGCCTGCGTGTCGGCCTCCGAGGGGTTCGCCCAGGAGCTCGACAAGGAGGCGACGCCGGCAGCTCGGTCGGCATGGCTGGTGAAGATACCTTGGACGGACCTTGGCACCATCGCATCGGCGGTGGCGACGGCAGGCTACCCAAAAACCTAAGCCGTGTTGCATGGCGCGACTTTGCCCGGCTGACGATGTCGCACAGCTTTCGCTGCTGGGAGTGTCCCGACGCAACACGGCATGAGAGAGGCTGCACGATGGGTTACAGGCAGGGTCTAGGTCACGAGGAGATGGAGGCCAAGCCGACCACCTGCCTTGTGCTCACGACCGAGCCACAGGGCTTCTGGGAGGCCAACCGCATCGGCAAGTGGCTTGAGCGCGGCACGCCTGCGGTCACGGCCCGGGACCTGACACATTCGCAACTTGAGCTGGCTACCTTTGTGCAGTACGAGCTGCAAGAGGGTGGTCGACGGTACGAGGAGCGGAAGCGCAAGTCGGCCGAGCGGATAGCACAAATGTTCGGTAAGGGCTGACCCTATGGCTAAGACGGTTGCAGAGATTGATGGCGACAGCACTGGCTTAGTCAGTTCGCTCGACAAGGCCAAGGTAGCCATGGGCAAGGTAGGGGACAGCAGCAAGAAGCTGTCCGACCAGCTCAAGGACGTAGCCGACCAGGCTGATGTCGCTGCCGGCAACCTTGTCAACGCGCTTGGTGGTCCTGGTGCTATCAAGGCGATTGGTGGGGTGGGCATCGCCTTCGCTGGTGCAAAGGCAGGTGTCGACGCATTCCTTGGCTCTGCCGAGTCCATGTTTCGTGCCTTTGGTGATGAGGGCCAAGCGGTTTGGGACCAGGTTGAGAAGTCGCTGTTTGCAATCGATGGCGCGTTTGCCGAGGCGGTGCTCGGTTCCGATGACATGTACGAGGCCGGTGGCAATCTGCAGGCTATGTTCGAGTTAGTCAAAGAGGCTGTTGACGCTGTCTTTGTTCTGCTCAAGCCATTGACGGTGGCGTTTACCGGCTTGCTGACACTGACGACCGACTATGGCGACAAGGCCAAGGTAGCGGCCGATAAGCTGCGTCAGCAGGCCGAGGCACAGACCAAGGTAAAGGAGACTGGTGACCTTGCGGCCACGTCGATACAAACGCTCAAAGAGAAGATGATGGCCCTACGGGGCGAGACTGAGAACCTGCGAGACATTCAGCTGGCATCGTACCAGATGGATGCCAAGATGGCAGGCGAGCGCATCCTGCAGGCCGAGCGCGTCCAAGACGAGGCTGAGGCTAAGGGTGCCCTTGCCGGACGCCTAGAAGAAGTCAACAAGCTGACGCAAGACCAAGTCGGCTTGATGGCGCAGTATGGCGTTATTGGAAACAGCATGGAGGAAAGAGAGGCGGCCCGTGTCGAGCGGTTTGCGCTCAACAGTGCAGCAATCTTGGCTGAGGAAATCAAGAAGCGCGAGGGCCTTAGTGCAAGCCGTCAGGCTGAATACAACGAGGCGGCCAAGCTGTACGGTGAGTTCGAGGTCATGCGTATGACCAACGAGGGTGCACCAAAGCCTGTGACTACGCCAACGGGCGGCGGCGGCGGTTCTGGCAAACCAGAAAAGACCGCAGCCGAGATAGAGGCCGAGCAGATAAAGGCCATCAACGACCTGCGGCTAGCTAACACCAAGGCCGAGCAAGAGCAGTCGCTCAACCGGATGAAGTGGGAGGATGAGCAGCGCGATGCCAAGTACGAGAAGGAGAAGGCAGCTGCTGAGAGCTTCCTCGCTTTCACTAAGCAGATGGAAGATGACCACGATGCCGAGCGGACGGCGC